GTGTCTTGTGTGTCCGCGCACCTGTCCTCACTGCAGGTACGCGGACACACAAGACACCTTGGGGTGCCTGGGCTGCCCGCTGTCCAGCGGGTGCCCCAGCCTGTCCAAGTACCCCAGGGTGCCCCTCAGGTGGCCGGCGGTGACCCCCCATGGGGGGTGACGACGCCGTCCGCACTAGGCATAAGCCCCTCGGATTTTCCGAACAAAAAGCAGGTGACCTAGGTGGTCTTGTATCCAAACGGGTGTGGGGAAGGTGGGAGGATCGTTGCCGTCTAGCCATGGTGGCTATGTGGTTAGCGGCCAACGGTCGAACCAGGTACCCATGTGGTTGGGCAACCTAGGTGGACCTTGGGATCTATGTCTGCCTACTCCTGGGAAGCCTTGGGATCTAATATCTGCCTACTCCTGAGAACCCTTGATGTCGGTACTGCTGGTTGGGGCCTGTCCATTGATGAGGGAGGCGATGGCACTGAGTCAGGCTTGCGGGGCTGTGTATGGGGTGATGTGGGAAGCGGCATGGCATGACCAGAGGAAGAATTGTGGTGGGACGACAGTGCTGTCGCATAAGGCCTTGGCTGACCTGTGCCACATGTCGAATGGAACGGTGATCAAGGCCATCGACTTGTTGCTGGATGACGGGCTGATTCAGTTCTTGCATCTGGTGCCGACAAGGCAGGGCAGCCACAAGCGTCGTTATCGGGTTACGCACCCTGACCACCTGGAAGCGCAGAGAGCGGCCTTGGAGGTCCTTGGACCGGCCAGTGAGAGGGCAAAGGCAGCTAGCCGGTACAGGTATGTGGATTACGAAGGGAGTGACCTACAGTGGGACTGTGCATCTGTGGTGGGTGCCTGTTAGAGAGGGGTAGTCGCTCCCCTCTCTTCAGCTTTCTGGAGAGGTCGTCACATGACCAAGCGCACCAACGACATCCATGAGCAGCTGGCTGACCTGCACATGGGGTTGGCATTGCTGTTGAAGGAGAAGCTGCAAGACGGCACCATCAACAGTTCAGAGTTGAATGTCCTCCGGCAGTTCCTCAAGGACAACCAGATCAGTGCTCAGCCCGTTGAAGGGACGCCGTTTGGGGATTTGGTTGCTTCTGTTGGTGACCTGGACAAGGTGATCCAGATGCCAGTGCGGAAGTTTGCCTAATGGCAACGGTCCAACGGGCAACGACCTGGCACGACCTACCTGAGCCCTACTGCTCTGATTTCAGGTACTTCCTTTGCATCGTCTGGAAGCACCTGGGCCTACCGGATCCCACACCCATCCAGCTGGACATTGCTGCTTACATGCAGCACGGCCCCAAGCGGCGAATTATTGAGGGCTACAGGGGTGTTGGTAAGTCATGGATGGCCGCGGCCTTTGTCCTGTGGCGTCTACGGCTGGATCCACAGCAGAAGATCATGGTCAACTCTGCCTCTGGGGCAGAAGCCAAGAACTTCACCACCTTCTGTCTGCAGTTGATCCGTGACATGCAGGTGCTCAGGTGCCTGGAGCCACGTCGTGAAGAACAGCGGGCTGCTGTCCATGCCTTTGACGTAGGGCCCGCCAAGCCCGACAAGAGCCCATCAGTGAAGTCGGTGGGCATCTTTGGTCAGATCACTGGTTCCCGTGCGGACCTGATCATCCCGGATGACATCGAAACACCGACGACGTCGTGGTCTGTCGGCATGAGAGAGAAGCTGCTCTCAGCTGTCGGTGAATACAACGCCATCCTCAAGCCAGGTGGGGAGGTGCTGTACCTCGGTACACCGCAGACCGAGGAGTCGATCTACAACAAGCTGCTCCACAAGGGCTTCTCATCCCGCATCTGGCCAGCCAGGTACCCCGAGAAGCCGGAGAAGTACGGCGATCTGCTGGCCCCCATCGTCCAAGAAGGGTGCATTGAATTCAAAGGCAAGCCCGTTGACCCCGGTCGCTTCTCTGACATGGACCTCCTGGAGCGGGAGGTCAGCTACGGGCGTTCAGCTTTTGCCTTGCAGTTCCAGCTGGATACCACCCTGTCGGACCTGGAGCGGTTCCCGCTGCGTCTGTCCGACCTCATGGTCATGGAAGTCGGTGACCATGCCCCCGAGAAGCTGGTGTGGTCGTCTGGAGCGGAATACCGCATCACTGACCTGCCCGCTGTTGGCTTCAGTGGCGACTACTACCACCGCCCAGCCTTCATCCACGGCGATTGGCTGCCCTTTGACGGGGTGGTCATGTTCATTGACCCCTCTGGTCGGGGTGCTGACGAGACCGCATTTGCCATCGTTGCCCACCTCAACGGCAACCTGTTCCTGCTGGAGGTCGGTGCCTACCGCGAGGGCTACACCGACCCGGTCCTGGAGGGCATGGCCCAAGCCGCCAAGCGCCATAAGGTCAACCTGATCGTCCTGGAGGACCAGTTTGGCCAGGGGATGCTGGAGTCCCTCCTCAAGCCGCACCTGCAGGTCCACCATCCCTGCACCATTGAGACCTCGCGCTCCAACGTGCAGAAGGAACGGCGGATCATCAGTGCCCTGGAGCCGGTCCTGAACCAGCACCGCCTGATCGTGAACCGCTCAGTCGTTGAAAACGACAGCCGCGGCCGCGATACAGATGCCGTGGAGGTCAAGCTCAGCTACCAGCTGTTCCACCAGCTGACCCACATCACCGTCGATAAGAACTGTCTACAGCACGATGACCGGCTCGACGCTGTCGCTGGTGCCATTCAGTATTGGAACGAGTCGCTTGCCATTGACGAAGACCGTGCCATCGCAGAAAGAAAGTCGGAACTCTGGGACCTCGAACTGGAAGCTTTTATGGGGAATATTGATGGGGCTCTTGACGCGCAGTTTCTTGGGGTTGCTCTGGCGGACCTCCCCAAAGCCAATGGCAAAGCAACCTGGCTACCTGCTCGACCCACCACGGCGGCCTAGGGCCTGGGTTATTCGACTGCCTGGTGTCTTCGTTGCCCCCAGTGGCAACAAGTTGGGAGGGTCATTCCAGACCGTTGTCGTCGCCACGTCCGAGAACATGGCGTGGGAGATCGCTATGGGCTGCGACATCTGGGAGCAGTTGCCCTTTGAGGTCAAGGACGTTCAAATCTTTCCAAAGGACCCCTTGAGCCATGGCAACCATTCGACTCGTTGATGCCGCCAAGCACTTCAAGGGCCTCAGCCATCAGCTGGCTGCATGGAACGCCCTGCAGCAGACCCTCACGCCGGCACAGTTGCATGACTTCGCGGAGCTGTACCGCGCTGCCCCGGAGACCAAGGCCGCCAATTTCCAGCCACAGTCCCCCTTTTCGCTCCGCATTACACCCAACATCACCTACGGCGAGCTGGCCTTGCAGTCGGAGGCACGGCGCTTCACCGCTCAATACCAGTGCGACACGGCCACGTTGCTCTGTCAGTTCGCTCAAAAGGCTCGTGACCACTTCGGCAAGCCTGTAATCATCACATCCGGCTACCGCCCTCCCAAAATCAACGCCCAGGTCGGTGGGGCCACCATGAGCGAACACCTGTTCAACAGCCCCGACACCGGTGCCATCGACTTTTACCTGGATGGCATGTCGGTCAAGGCGCTGCAGGACTGGGCCGACAAGGCATGGCCCTATTCTTTGGGCTACGGCGCGCCGCGTGGGTTTATTCATGTGGGTGTCAGGCCTGGCCGACCGCGGATACGCTGGGACTACTGATTTCTCAGACCCATGAAAAAAGGCGGAAAAGGCGGCAAGGGCGGCGGCAAGAAGGGGTATTGATGGCCAACCCCAGAGACGGGCTCTACATCAACATCCACCGCAAGCGGGAGCGCATCGAAGCTGGTTCCGGCGAGCGGATGCGCAAACCTGGCGAGAAGGGAGCCCCTACCGCCAAGGCCTTCAAGGATTCCGCCAAAACCGCCAAAACCGCCAAGAAAAAGAACAAGTGAACGACGAAGACCTTTGGCCGCCAATCGACGAGGCCTTGATCAAACGGCTGGAAGAAGCCATCCCTGAGCAATGCCCTGACATTGGCGACTCAGATCGTGCAATCTGGATGTATGCCGGTCAACGGCAGGTGGTTCGCATGTTGCGGGCCGTTTATCTTGAGCAACAAGACGAGGCTTGACCTATGTGCGGCGGTGGTGGCGGTGGTGACGGCGGTGCAGCAGCCGCTGAAGCATCCAGACGGCAAGAGCGCATTGCTCGTGAACAGATGGAGCAGCAGCGCATTCAGTTTGAGCAGCAGATGGCTCTGCAGAAAGCTCAAGCTGAAGAGCAGAAGCGCATTGCTGAAGCTCCTCCGCCGCCTGCCCCGCAAGAAACGGCCACAGTGGCAGCATCTGCAGCCGAGCTGCCTACACCTGCTGCCACTGCAACTGGCGCTGCAATGGCAATTCCGATGCGCCGTGGCCTTGGCCGTCGCGGTCTTCGCACTGATATTGCCGGTGGCGTGGGTGGCTTGACCATTCCGGGTGCATGACCATGTGCATGGGCGGCGGGATAGGTCGAATTGTTCTTGAACAGCACCAGGAGGAGCAGGCCAGGCAGCAGCAGCTGGCAGATGGTCGCCAAAAGATTGCTGAGTACAACGCTCGCTACGAGCAGGCTCGTGCCCGCAATCAGCTAATGGCAATGCCCAAAACTTCAGTGAGGGTTGTTCCAGCAGCCGAAGGCCTGCCATCTGAATCTGTGGCAGCTGGCGGCCTGGTTGCCAACAGCCCTGCAGTCGCTCGCAAGACACGAGGCGGGCTTGTCGTGCCAGGGACTGGTTCAACTGGCGGCTTAAACATTCCCACCACATAAGGCAATGGACTTGAACCTGACCGGTAGCGTTGACCGCCAACGCCAGGCCTACAACGAGGAGGAGGTGGGCACTGCTGCTGCCCGCTACCACCAGCTGGTCAGTAATCGGGATGCCTTTTTAGAGCGTGCCAGGGACTGCAGCAAGGTCACAATCCCTGGCCTGATCCCTGACGCTGGCTTCAACGACCGCGGCAGGCTCAAGACCCCCTATCAATCCCTGGGTGCCAGGGGCGTGAACTATCTGGCCAGCAAGCTGCTGATCAGCCTGTTCCCGCCCAACTCCAGTTTCTTCAAGCTGGAGATCGACGACCTGGCCCTGCGTGTTGCAGAGGCTGGCCCTGAGATCAAGACCGAGCTGGACACCGCCCTGGTGCAGGTTGAGCGGGCTGTCATGTCCGTCTTTGAGACATCAGGCGGCCGTGCTGCCATGCACGAAGCCTTCAAGCACCTGCTGGTGGGCGGCAACGTTCTCCTTTACATCGGTGAAGAGGGCCTGCGCGTCATCCACTTCAACCAGTTCGTGGTCTGCAGGGACCCCATGGGGAACCTGACTGAGATCGTGGTTGAAGAGGAGGTCTACCCTGACGCCTTGCCAGCCTCCATGTACGAGGAGCTGGACCCCGAAGAGGACCAGGGCGAATACACCAGCGGCCGCAGCAGCAAGAAGACCGTCAAGATTTACACCCACGTCGAGTTTGAGCAGGGCAAGTGCCACTGGTGGCAGGAGGCCAGGAACAAGGAGATCCCCGGCACCCATGGCATGTGCGATCAGGAGGTCGCTCCATGGATTCCCTTGCGCTTCAACCGTGTCGACGGCGAGGAGTACGGCCGCTCCTACATCGAGGAGTACTACGGCGACCTGCTGGCCCTTGAGTCCCTGTATCAGTCGGTCCTGGAAGGTGCTGCTGCCGCGGCTAAGATCCTGTTCCTGGTCAATCCCAACGGCACGACCAGGCCTCGGACCTTGGCCAATGCCCCCAATGGCGCCATCGTCCAAGGCAATGCGGCTGATGTGTCGGTCATTCAGAGCCAAAAGAGCCAGGACCTGGGCATTGCGCAGAACACCATCGACCGAATCGAAGGTCGCTTGCAGTTCGCCTTCTTGCTGAACACCGCCATCCAGCGCCCTGGGGAACGAGTGACCGCCGAAGAGATTCGCTACATGTCACAGGAGCTGGAAGCCGGCATCGGGGGCCTGTATTCCATCCTCACCCAGGAGTTGCAACTGCCCCTGGTGCGGCGCCTGATGCACATCCTGCGCCGTCAGCGCAAGCTGTCGCCCTTCCCTAAGGGGCAGAACGGTCAGGCACTGGTCAATCCCAAGCCTGTGACTGGCCTTGAAGCCATTGGCCGCGGCGATGATCGCAACAAGCTGGTGCAGTTCATCACGACTGCTGCCCAGACTTTGGGTCCTGAGATCGCTCAGAAGTACTTGAACCTGGATGAAGCTCTCCGCAGACTTGCGGCGGCTGAATCCATCGACACCACTAACTTGGTGAAGACCGCAGAACAGCTGGATCAGGAGAGCCAAGCTGCAAACAACCTGCGTCAGCAGGATCTGCAGCGTGAACTCCTGATGACCGGCCTCAAGTCCCCTGCATTGGGACAGGTGGCCGCCAACTACACCCAACCAGGAGCCCCCTATGGCCCGCAGTACCCAGAAGGAAGCGACCCAACCGCCCCAGGAGCCGTCCCCAACGCCCTCCCAGCAGCCCAAAACCAACCCGGTGTCCCTTCAGGGCCCGCCGGCTGACGTCCCTCAGTACGGCCCCACTGAAGAGATCGTGATTGGCGAAGTGAAGGCCAAGCCTGTTGCTGAACCTGCCCCGACCCCTGTCGTCGAATACGGCGACGACGGCTCGATCACCATTATCTGAGACCATTCATGCCTGAACCCATCACAATCACCGAACAGCAAGCCCCAGCACTGTCCCCAGAAAACGAAGAAATGCTCAAAGCTCTCCAGTCGGAGGGTGAAGAGCAGGAAGAACAGGGTGAACAGCTGCTGGCCGGTAAGTACAAGTCCGTCGAGGACCTGGAAAAGGCCTACCAAGAGGCCCAGCGCAAGCTGAGTCAACGTGGTCAGGCCGAAGAGACTGAGGAAGAGGCTGATCAAGCCGATGACTCCGAGGAGGAGAAGCCTCAGTCCGGCGATGCCAAGGAGATCTACGGCGAGTTCATCGGCTCCCGCCTTGATGAAGCTGGCATCGACTTCTCCGACATGAACTCCCGCTGGCAACAGACGGGTGAACTAACCGGAGACGACTACGAACAGCTGGAAGGCGCTGGTTTTACCAAGGAGATGGTGGATGCCTACCTCTCTGGTCTCCAGTACAAGGCTGTTCAGGACAATGCCCTGACCATGCAGCAGGTTTCTGCTCTCAAGCAGGAATACGGCGGCGAGAAGGGGTACAACGAGATGCTGGCCTGGGCTGCAGACAACCTTTCCGAGGAAGAGGTCGCCGGTTTTAACGAGATTGTCACTGGCAACAGCACCCTGTCTGCTGTGCGCATGGCCGTCTCTGGCCTGCACGCCAAGTACATCTCCAAGACTGGTGTCGAACCCAAGCTGATTGGTGGTCGTGCTCCCAAGAGCAGTGCTGAGAAGTTTGAGTCGACGGCTCAGCTGGTTGAAGCGATGAAGGATCCCCGTTATGCGGCAGATCCTGCATACAGACGGAAGATTGAGGCACGTCTTGCCAGGTCTTCTATCTTTTGATTGAGAGGAAAGCCCGGGCCCCGCAAGGGGCCTTTTTTATTGCCTTGCCTTGTGTCTACACTTCAGTCACCTAGACCTTCTCACGGAAACGACGGCCCTCTGCGGAGGACACCCCCAGTGGAAGGAGGCGAGGTCGGGGTAACAACCCAACTTCTCTAGGAGTACAGCAATGGCTGCCCCTAATTTTGACGCTTCGCGTCTTGGCCTCATTAACAACGCCGGTGGCGGCACCTGGGCTGGCGATAACGCCATGTTCCTCCAGGTGTTCGCTGGCGAGGTTCTGACTGCCTTCCGTAAGGCGACCATCTTTGAATCTCTGCACACCGTGCGGACCATTTCGTCCGGCAAAAGTGCCAGCTTCCCCCTGATTGGCCTCAACAGCGCTGCCTACCACACCCCCGGCACCATGCTGACGGGTACTCAGGTCAAGCACGCTGAGGCTGTCATCAAGATCGACGACAAGCTGGTCTCCAACGTGTTCGTGGCCGACATCGACGAGGCCAAGAACCACTACGACGTGCGCGCCCCCTACTCCACCGAGATGGGCAACGCTCTCGCCTACACGTTTGACAAGAACGTGGCTGCGATGGTTGCCAAGGCCGCTCGTACTGCCACCAACTTCAACACCGACCTGCCTGGTGGCACCCGCATCAAGATCGTGGCTGCCTCCAAGTCCGCGATCACCGGTGCTCAGCTGGCCACTGCGCTGTTCAGCGCAGCCCAGAAGATGGACGAGAACAACCTCCCCGAGAACGACCGCTATTGCGTGCTCGCTCCGGCCGAGTACTACAAGCTCGTCCAAGAGACCAACGTGATCAACCGTGACTGGGGCGGTGCTGGCGCTTATGCCGACGGCACCGTGCTGCGCGTGGCTGGCATCACCATCCTCAAGTCGAACCACCTGCCCACCACCAACCGGACCAGCACCACCGGTGAGCAGAACGACTACACCGCCAACTTCACCGACTCTGTCGCCCTTGCCTTCAACAAGATGGCAGTGGGTACCGTGAAGCTGATGGATCTGAAGATGGAGCAGACCGGCTCTGACGTCCACGCCCTCTGGCAGGGCACCTTCATGGTTGCTTCGATGGCTCTGGGTACCAACATCCTGCGCCCCGACTGCGCCGTGGAGATCTACACCGCTACCAGCTGAGCGGTTCTACCGGGGGCCCTTCGGGGCCCCTTCCCCTTTCTGAGTTGACCGATGGCACTGGCTCGTACCACCTACCTGGAAGCGATCAACCGCATCCTCCAGATGATGGGAGAGGCACCCATCAACAGCCTCAACGGCCAATACGGCCTTGGTCAACAGGCCGAAGAAATGCTCAAGGACGTCAGCCGCAAGGTGCAAAGCGACGGCTGGTCCTTCAACACCGACTACGAACGGGAGCTGGTTCCTGACACTGTCACCAAGGAGGTGGCAGTTGGAGCCAACGTCAGCCGGGTTGTGGTCGATCCCTACAGCTACCCGTCACTGGACGTGGTGCAGCGCGGCAGCAAGCTCTACGACCGCCGGGCCAACAGCTACCAGTTCACGGACAAGTTCAAGGCTGACATCACCTACATGCTGGAGTGGGAGGAGCTGCCTGAGCACGCCCGCCAGTACATCGCCGTTAAGGCTGGCCGGCACCTGCAGGAATCCATCCTGGGCAGCGCAGACCTGACCCGGATCAACATGGGCATTGAGGCCGAGGCACGGGCTCTGTTCCTGGAAGAGGAGACCTACGTGAGTCAGAACAATATGCTCCGTGGCAATCCGAACCACACCGGCGTATTTATGACCTACATGCCCAGCCGGGCCCTGCAGCGTTGAGCCATGCCTCTTGTCAGCAGCTCCATCCCCAACCTGATCAATGGGATCAGTCAGCAGCCGGCTGCCTTGCGCCTGGCTTCTCAGGCTGAGCAGGTCGTCAACTGTATGCCGAGCCCTGTTGAAGGGCTGAAGAAGCGGCCTCCGGCCTACAACATCGGCAAGTTGTTCGCTGGTAGTGCCGGGGCCAACCGTCCTTTCACCACCATCGTTGACCGGGACGGCACGATCCAGTACCTGGTGATCATCCAAGACAACGCCATCAAGGTGTTTGGCATGGATGGGTCGGTCAAAACTGTTGCCACGCCTGATGGCACCAGCTATCTGGACATTACGGGTGAACCCAGCAACGTGTTTCGCGTTGCCTCGGTGGCGGACTACACCTTCATCGTGAACCGGGAAAAGACGGTGGCCATGGCGGCCGACTTGTCTCCCGACTGGGGCACCAAGTCCATGGTGTTCATCAAGGCGGCGGATTACAGCACCACCTACAGAATCAACGTCAACGGCACCGAGGCCAGCTACACGACCCCTGCAGTGGGTAGCGGCACTCCAGACACCATCACCATCGCAAGCCAGCTGGCGGGCCTCTTGGCTACTGCTACGTCGCTGAATCCGGTGGCCACGACCTTGACGTCTTCTTCGTCGGGCCACAGCACCACCAGCATCAACTTTGCCAGCACCACGGGTGTGGTCGTTGGCCAGTACCTGACTGATGCTGCTGGCTCCATTCCCAAAGGGGCCCGTGTCACTGCGGTCACGTCGACCACGGTGACTTTCTCGCCCGCGGCCTCGGCCAACATCCAGAACAACATTGCCATTACGTTCAGGACGGCCAATTACGTCATCGTTGCGTCCGAGTACATCGTTCGGATTGAAAAGGCCGACGGTGGCGCCTACACCCTTTCCAGCAGCGACACCAAAACATCTGAGGCGACCAGCGCCATCAAGGGCACCATCAACGACATCACCAAGCTGCCAACCATTGCCGAGCATGGGTTCACGGTCAAAATCCAAGGCAGCAAGACCACTGGCGCCGACGACTACTACGTGAAGTTTGAGGCCGCGGCCGGCAGTGGCTTTGGTCCTGGTGTCTGGAGGGAGGCCGTAGCCCCAGGCATCGTCTACAAGTTCGATGCCACGACCATGCCCCATGTGCTGGTCCGTGAAAGCAACGGCACCTTCACCTTCAAGAAGTTCGACTGGTCTGCCCGTATTGCCGGTGATGCCACCACGGCGCCAGAGCCCACTTTTGTCGGCAGCAAGATCCAGAACGTCAACCTGTTCCGTAACCGCCTGGCCTTCTTGGCGGATGAGAACGTCATCCTGTCTGCAGCTGACAGCTACGACCGCTTCTGGCCTGAAAGCGTCCAGACGGTGGTCGATAGTGACCCTATTGACCTGACGACTGGCGGCCGGGAGATCAACTTCCTGGTCAGCAGCTTGGCCTTTGCCAACGTGCTGCTGCTGTTCAGCCGCCACGGCCAGTTCCGCTTGGATAGCGGCACCACGTCCGCCCTGGCTTTGACCCCCAAGTCGGCCACCATCACGCCGATCACCACCTTTGAGATGACCGACGACGTCGACCCCGTGGGGGTTGGCCGGACGATCTACTTCTCAGTGCCCAAGGGTGACTTCACCGGCCTGCGGGAGTTCTTCCTGCCTGATGCCAGCGGCCCTATTCCTACGTCGGAAGAGGTGACGTCCTCGGTGCCGCGGTTTGTCCCGCAAAACCTTTGCAACCTGATCGCCACCACGTCTGAGGAGACGATCCTGGCCATCAGCAAGGACCAGCCCAAGCGCGTCTATCTCTACAAGTTCTTCTTCCAGAGCGACACCAAGCTCCAATCCGCTTGGTCCTACTGGGAAGTGAAGGGCGACAAATCGATCATTGGCGCCGACCTGATCGACAGCGACCTGTATCTGGTTGTCCAATACAGCGACGGCGTGTACCTGGAAAAGGTGATCCTGCGCCCTGAAAACGTCGACACCGGCACCAGCATCGAGATCTTGCTGGACCGCAAGACGACTGAGGCCAGCTGCTCGGTGGCCCTTACTAATCCTGCAGGCCTGGACGTCCAGAGCACCATCACCCTGCCGTACCCGATTGCGGCCAACAGCACGATGGTGGTCGTCGGTCGCTACTTTGCTGGCAACACCGTCCAGCATGGCCAGGTCATCGTTCCCATCAGTCAGACCTTGACTGGTGGCACTGGTGGCAACGGCACCCTGGTGGTCCGCGGCAACCTCACCAACGCCAAGTTCTATGTGGGTGAGCTGTACGACATGCTTTATGAGTTCAGCACCCAGTACCTGAAGGAACAGCCGCCTGGCGGTGGCATCGCTGTGGTGGGTGGTCCCAAGCTGCAGCTGCGGACCTGGACGATGATCTTCGATCAGACCTCCCACTTTGAGATCAAGATCACGCCTCGTGGCCGCACCACTTACACCTATCCGTACAACGGCGTCCACCCTGGCGACGGTGATCTACTTGGAACGCCCGGCATTTCCACCAGCAAGTTCCGCGTGCCTGTGATGACGCAGAACATCGACGCCAAGATTCAGATCGCCAGCAGCAGCGCCCTACCCTGCAGGTTGCAGTCAGCCGAATGGGAAGGGTGGTATCACACCAGGGCAGGACGCATGTGACTGGCCACACCAGGCCATCGGTCGTCGCGGACATCCTGCCCGTTGCCACCGCTATGCGGACAGAAGATCAGGCTGAGGTCATGGCCGGCTGCGGTCAGACCCCAGCCGAGGCCTTGCTGTTCTGTTACTTCAAAGGTTCTCCGTGCATGACAATGCTGGGCCGTAGCGGCAAGCCAGTGGGCATGTGGGGCGTGGTTGACCAGGGCGATGGTTTGGGTCGCATCTGGCTGCTGGCCACTGACGAGCTGGTCACCGACAAGCCCAACAGCATCCAGTTCTTACGGCAGGCAAAGCCATGGCTTAAGGCCATGCTTGAGCGGTACGACGTACTGTTCAATTACGCCGATGCCCGCAACGAGGTCCACCTCAAGTGGCTTCGGTGGATGGGCTTTACCTTCATCGCAAAACATTCAAACTATGGGCATGAAGGTCGGACGTTTCTGGAGTTCGTGAGGATGAGCCATGTGTGAACCCGTCTCGATCACCCTTGGTGTTCTAACGGCTGGTCTTGGCATTGCTCAGAGCGTTGCGTCCTATCAGCAGGCCACACAGAACGTCGAAACTGCCAACGCTCAGGCCCAGCAGGCTTACAACTTCCAGCAGATTCAGGCTGGTTCTGCCCGTGCTTTTGAACAGCTGAGGGCTCAGCAGCAGGAAGCAATCATGGAGCAAAACCGCTTCCTGGCTGATCGGGCTTACGAGAACGACATCTCCCAGCTAAACCTGCGGTTGATGCAGGAGCAGGAAGCCGTGGCCCAGAAGGCAAGGCAAACGGCCCTGCAGGGAGCACAGGCAAGGGGTGAGATCAGGGCCACTGGCCGCCTTGGCGCCACGGTCGACAACCTCATCGCTGACTACTACCGGCAGCAGGCGGCCTTTGATTACGCATCAGAGCGGAACCTGGCCTTTACGACGGCTCAGGTGCAGCAGCAGAAGATGGGCGCCGCGGCCCAACGTGGCAGTCGGCTGGCCAGTCAGCAGCCGTACCTGCAGCAGCCTGTTATTGAGCCGATTGAGCCGATCTACCAGTCGGCACCCAGCAGCACCCCGTACATCCTGCAGGGCGCTGCTGCTGCCCTTAGTGGCGTGCAGACGGGTATCAGCACCGCTGGCGCTATTGGCAAACTCAAGGCGGCTCAGCCGCCAGGCCTGCCCAAGCTCACCGACATACCGACCGGCAAGGGCGCCGGAATCACTGACTGGGCCTACGGGGCCAACATTCCCAAGTTCTACTAAGGCGCCATGGCACGCATCTCCACTGGTCAGACCTTCGGTGAAACCGGCCGGGTCACGTCGCCACGGACCATTGGCGCCGCCGAGCAAATGGCAACGCCAGGGATGCTGGCGCAGTCGACGCTCAGCCAACCAGCTATCCAGCCCCAGGCCGAGCCGGTCAATCTGTACCAGCAGGTAGGAGCACCGACGGTCGGTGGCCCGCCGAAGATCTTTGCCCCGCCTGAGCTGCCTGCTGCCAGTCAGGACATGGCCAACCTGGCCAAGGCCCTGGGCAGCTTCAACCCAGTCCTGCAGACCTTTGGCGAGCAGTACGTCGAGAAGGTCAAGCTCGATGACGCACGGGCCAAGCTGGTCGGCCAGCAGTTTGCTGTTGACCTGCAGGCCAAGTTCCCTGGCCAACAGTTGGCTCAACTGCGCGACCAGCTGTACGTCAAGGCTCAAAGCGGCGATCAGGCCGCGGCTGAGGCCTACGCCAAGGTCCAAGCACTGAGCCCGCTGCAGCTGGCCTACGCCAACCGGTACAACAACAAAGCTCTGCTGCAGAGCGACATCAACACCGCCGCTGGTCGTTTTAACCAGATGGGCGACATCGGCGGCACCCCTCGGGACCAGATCCCATTGGGTGATCCGCGGTTGCAGGCAGCGCAGGTCAGCCTGTTCCGCATCCCCAACGACCCGGTCCTGTATGCGGAGATGGCCCCGCAGATTGAGGCCAAGTACGCGGAGATGAACCGTCAGCAGACCGCTGACCACCTGGCTTACAAGGAGCGCAACGCATCGACGGCCAGTCAGAACGCCATGACCAGCCTGTTCACTGCACAACAGGTGAACCGGGGCCAAGCCATTGCCGACCTGTCCAACCAGGCAACAGCGGCTCGTCGTGACCTTGGCATCGACGGCTATGAGCGGTGGAAAAGCAACGCTGGTGATCGACTGATTGCTGCTGTTATGGCTGGCAGCATTGGCGCCGACGGCAAGTTGGACCTCAAGCGGTTCCAGTACCTGGCTGGTGAGGCCAATGTCATCTACAGCTCCATCCAAGCGGGGCCCAACGGTGAGCTGCTGGTTAATTCACTGAAGGACAAGACTGGTGCAGCTGCTCAGCTTGACTTCACCCAAAAGCTGATGGGGGCCTACCAAGGCTTCAACGAAAAGGCTGAGTACTTCGACAAGGAGAAGGGCGAAGACGTTGGCGCAGGACTTGTTGCCAAGTACCGCCTGAATGACCCGACGCTGTCCCCTGCTGAGCAGGAGCAGAATAGCGCCATGGCAATGGCAGAAGCCACTCAGTTGCCGGTCGACCAAAGGCCTGGTGCGGTGTCAGCTGTGAGAAGCGCATCGGAGTCTGCCCGCTTCATCACCAAGGTCCAGCAAGATCAGACCGAGCGGCAGAACTTTTTCAGCTACGACAAAGACCCAGCCACTGAGATTTCTCGCATCGAGGGCCTGGTGCGCAGCGGTTACATGGATCCGCAGGTAGGCCGGCGGCTGCTGGAGAACTACCGCCAGCTGCAGTCGGCTGACATGAAGCCTTACGTCAATGCAGCCAGGGAGGCCAAGAAGCTGCTGATGGAAGAGGAGATGGCAGCTATGAAGCGGCCAGGCTCTGAAGGTGGTGCAACGTTGACCCAGGCCGAGCGACGCCGCCTGGCAACACGGTCGGCAGAGATCGACACCAGCATCGAGGGCATCCGTCGTAGCGGCCTGGCAACCGGCATCTCTGGACCCGAACTGCGTACCAAGCTCAATCAGTTTGTCGACAACGAGTTCAAACGCACCAAGGCCAACCCCGCTACTCAGACCGCGGTCAAGCCCAGCTACGAATCACCCGAGACCTGGTCGAACACCCTTGGGGCGATGGGTCGCATGGGCCCTGGCAACCGGGCTGCCAACTACCAGCTACAGCAGCAGGTGAAGTCCGGGATCCTGTTCCCAACCAATGTCTACCTGGATAACCTCAACCGTTTCTTGGACAAGGGTGAGCTGAGCGATCCAATGCGCCTGATGATCAAGCGTGCTGGGTACCAGAACAAGCCAGCCCAGTTCTTCTTGGATCAATGGAAGAACGTCTACCCAGGCGTCCCGTTCCCCAAGGAGTACGAGGGCCGGGTCCAGCAGTTGAATGGTCTGAAGATCAGCTTCAACCAGCCTGCTGATGTCCCATCTGGTGGCGGGTCGATGGGCCTGGCGATGATCAACCCCAATGCCCAGCTGGCCATGCGACTCAGCCAGACGGTGCGTCGTGCGGCTGAGACGGCGCTGAATGTCGTGGCCCCTGCTGCCTATGGCAGAGAGATGCAAATGGCCAGCCTTGGCCCGATGAACCTGGGGTCCACCAGCCTGCTTGGCGTGATTCGTGAAATGCGTGGGGCCAACCAGTTCCGTGGGGTCAGCCTGATCAGGAACAAGCGAGCTGGGGATTACCAAAGCGATCCACGGGAAAACTGGTTCTTCGACTTCAACCCGCAGATTGTTCCTCGGGCCGTTGCCAGGGCTCGTCGCCTGAGCGAACAGGACCTTAATGCCCTTGCATTTACTGCATTGACCGAAGCTGGCCCGACTGCACGGGGCAAGTTGGAGGTGGCAGCCAACCTGATCAACCGCTCTGCCATTGCTGGCAACAAGCCAATCGTCGACATTGCCAAGGCTCCTGGCCAATACGAGGGCGTCTTTGGGTACACCCGACAGCAGGTCGTAAGTGCAGCGGAGGGAAGACGAATCTTTGGCAGCCGATACGATCAGCTCAGAAGACTGCTGCGGCAGGGGATTTGATCAATGCCCATCAACATCACCACTGACCCAAAAACCGGCCAGCAGGTAGTCGAAACGCAAGTTCCCAAGGAGTTCCCGAAGCCTGAAACGGGGTACAAGCCCATTGCTTTCAGCACTGGCAGAACGTTGCTGAAGGGCGCCCGTGACCTGACGCAGGAACTGCTGGGCAACCTGCCTGCTGATGAGCTGTCCAAGCTGCGGGTGGCAGGTGGTGTGCCACGCAAGCCTGGTGCGCCTGACGCCCCGATCCTGGGCATCCTCCCGCCACTGCCGAAGGTAGAGGCCAACCCGCTGGAAAGCGTGCTCAGCAGCGTGGTGCAGGGCGGCATTGGCTTCATGCTGGCCAGCCGTGGCCTGGGCCGTGCGGCCCGTGCCATTCCTGGCTCCACTGCCATGGCAGAGGCTGCTCAGCCTTTGCGTGCCGCTGCAGCCCGTGCCGGTGCTGCTCCTGGTGCTCGTGGCTTTGCTGCTCGCGTTGCCACCCGCACGGTTACTGAGGCGCCAGCAAGTTTTGTCACCGGCTATGCCGCCTTCAAGCCAGAAGAGAAGCGACTGTCTGACCATGCCCTGCGGTGGGTGGAGCAGCAGCGCGGCACTCCTCTGCACAACTTGCTGACCGACCTGGTCCGCTCCAAGCCCGGCGACACAGCGTCTGACGCCCGATTCAAGACCGGCATTGAGGGCCTGCTGTTTCTGGATCCGGCAGCCAACGCTGTTGTCGAAAGCCTGGGCTACCTGGCCCGTGCTGCTGTCAGCAGGTGGCAGGCCTACCAGGCCGCCAAGCCCGCTGCTGAGCAGGTCGTCGACACCCCTGCCCAGGCTGTTGCAGAGCCCCCTGCTGCAGAGGTAGCGACCCCTGGCAAGGCCAAGGGCAAGCCCCGTGCCGTTGAGGTCACCGAGGCCTATGAAGCCCAGCGCCGCACTCCCATGTGGGAGAAGAAGGGCGTTGAGGTGCAGGGCAAGATGATCCCTGACCCCTGGGAGTCTGTTGCCAAGGCAGAGGCCGACTACGCCCAAGCCCAGGACCGCGCTGAGGTGGCCGTTGCCCGTGCCGCCAACACCGTGCCCGACGTGGCCGGTGCAGTACGACCTGAGGCCCGTGGCACTGAGCTGCCTTCTTATTCCCAAGTGCGGGAAACTCCGGTAACAGAAATCGCTACCGACCCCCAGCGGTTCCAGTTCAAGGAGGCTGGTCGCCTCACCAAGACCGGTGCCTCTGGCTCATTGAAGGAAGCAGCTGAGTACGACCCGCTGTTCGGGAAAATCATCAGCGTCTGGCGTGACCCGGCTAACAACCAGCTGTATGTGGTCAATGGCCACAACCGTCTGGCCCTGGCTCAACGCTCTGGTCGGCAGAACATCCTGACTTGGGAGATCGAGGCCCCTAATGCCGAGCAAGCCCGTGCCATTGGCGCCATGGAGAACATGGCTGAAGGCATGGGCACCCCTTGGGATGCCGCCAAGATCATGCGCGACATGGGCATTGACCCGACCCAGCTGGCCCAGCGCAACATCAACGTCCGTGGCCCTGTCGCTGAGAAGGCAATCCCCCTGAGCCGCCTGCCCCAGGACATCTTCGACAAGGGTGTTACCGGCAAGCTGGACATGGCCAAGGCCATTGCCCTGGGCAGTGAGCCGCTGGATGAAGCCGTCATCCGCGACGTCGCTGCTGCTGCTGGCAAGGGCAAGTGGTCGGCAGAGAAGATCCTGCAGGCCATGCAGGAAGCCAAGTTCGCGCAGACCTCTGGCCCCGAGGGCGGTGGTGTGCTGCCTGGCATGGAAGACCTGTTCAAGACCACCAACTTCACCCAGCTGCTGGACATCCGCACCGAGGCCTTCAAGGCCCTGCGGGAGGAAATGATTGCCCTGACCTCGGCTGCACGCCCTGGTCGCAAGGGAATCCTTGAGGCCGCTGGCAACGTGATCGACGTTGCTGGCAGCCAAGCCGCAAGGGAACAGGCCGCTGCTGCTGTCGAAGTGTTCAACCGGGTCACCGGTTACACGGGTCCCGTGCGTGACCTGCTGAATGAAATGGCAGGCCAGGTGAAGGGCCGCCGCACTGCTGCTGTCGTCGTCAACGAGAACATCGACCGACTGCGCCAGGCCATTGAGGATGAGGTCAAAGGGCCACGGCTGCCACTGGAGCAACCTGCTGCTGCTGCAGCCCCCGAGCCCGAGGCTCCTGCCGCTCCTGCTCCTGCTCGTGTGCCGCCTGAGCGGGCCGCAGAGGTCAAGTCAATCCTGGACAAGGCCCTGGCCAACCTGCCTCCTGCCAAGCGGGCAGAGATTCAGGCACAGCTCACTAACGACCCAGACCTGATTCGCCTGAGCCTGGCTGAAAAGAGCGGCAATACAAGCCTTGCCCAGCAACTGCGCGACCGACTGGAAAGGCGTGGCGTCGAGACACCGCCTGAAGGAGAGGCCCGCTTTATTCCCAGTTCTACGGCCTTCCGTCTGCCCGATGAACTGCAGAAGGCAGCCCCTCGTTACAGCTACGGCTCTAAGCAATTCCAGCTGCGCTTTGCTAGCGACCTGGACCGTGCTGCCTACATCCTGGCCAATGACGTCAAGACCGTCTCCAAGGCTGCACCGAAGTTTCGTGAAGCCATTGAACGGGCCGGCTACGACCTGGCTCAGATTGCTAGCCATGGCGACAAGGTCCGTGCTGCCATCAAGGCCCAAGCCAAAGATGCCCAGCCTGGTGTCATCGAACTGCCCGACCAGGGCTTTGGCGGCGGCACCCGAGCCAGGGTTGGCATGGCCAGCTTTGGGTCGGTCGGCGAAGGTGCTCGCCTTGTCCGTCGCCTGGAGGAATTAAGCCGTAAGGCCCAGGCAGCAGAAGGCCAAGAAGTGGCACGCCTCACCAATGAGATGCGTAGTGCCATCAGCGATTTTGTGACGCCACTGTCGCGTCGTCGGACCACGGTTCAAGTTGAGATCCTTGATGAGCTACGCACTGAACTGCAACGCATCGCAGGGCCTGGGGTCAAGATCAGTTTTGAACCCAGGATCGAACTGTCTGCTGAAGAGATCGCTAATACCCGCCGGGACTGGGGCATTCCTGACTCGGTGCCCGACAGCCAAATCTCTGGCGTTGGCTTGTATGACCCAACCTTGAACCTGGTTCGTATTGCCCTTGCCGGCAAGACGCCCCATCAGCTGCGTGGCACTGGCTACCACGAGGCCGTCCATTACCTGACCGATCAGATCTTCACCCCGCAAGAGAACGCTGTGCTTCGTGCAGCGCGTCCTGAGCTGGAGAAGATTGCGGCTCGTGGCGGCGAGGACATGACCGGCGCCGACGACTGGGAGATCATTGCCGAGGCCGCGGCGGTCTACAACCTGTCCCGCCAGGCCGGTACGCCCATCAAGGCGACCACTGGTCTTAAGGCTCTGTTCGACAAGTTTCTGAAGCTTCTGGATGCCACCAAGAACTGGGCGAAGGGCAATGGCTTCCAGACCTGGGATGACGTCTTTGAGCGTGCCTATGGGGGTGAGGTGGCTGGCCGGACTCCTGGCGAATCGGTCTTCGCCCAAGAAGCAGGGATTGCGACAGGCCGGGCCCGCATTGCACCTGAAGAACCCGAAGGCCCTCGCCCCGTCGACCCACCCACTGGCCCCGAGAACAGCGACGACTGGGTCCGTCGTTTCGCCAAGCAGCTGGAAGCCAACCGCCAGGCCCTGCTGAACGGTGAGGTCACCATGGAAGACCTCATGGCCAACAACTTCCAGAAGGTGCAGTCGCCCTCTGGTCAGACGGTCTACACCGCCCAACGGGAAGACCTGGTCGATGGCCTGAATGCCATGTCCAAGGTGCTGCCTGATCGGGCCACTCAGTCCGGCATCCCCACTTTCAATGCCGAGGAAATCCGTCGTTTCAACCAGGACTGGTTTGCCCGCCACGGTGAAGACGGTGAGGCGATCATGGCTGGCCTTCAGTCTTTGACCCGTGGCTTCGATGAGTACCAGCAAGGCGCCCTCAACCGGGCTATGGCCTATGCGGACAAGAAGCAAATCGAGGCGGCCCAGGAGGCTGCCATGTGGCTCAACAGCGCCAACATTGATGGCCTCAATGAATCAGAGCGCCTGGCCCGCCTGGTGACTGCTGCTGAATCCAGCAGGGCGACGCACCAGTCGATCATGCGCGTGACCCGTCGGTGGGGTCAGCTGGGCCTGGAGATGCAGGTACCCAGGGACTACGACATCCCGCCGAATCAGAATGTCAAGGACGCTGAGATCCCCGAGGCACCGGTCCAGCCTGATGCACCGCGCACTGCGGACCAAGAGATCGACGTCGACGCTGAGATCAAGGCTGAACTGGAGAACGAACAGGCCCGTCCCATTGAGGACACCATCACCAACAAGATCGACCCTGAGCTGACTGATGCCATCAACGGTGGTGAGGTCACGCCCAAGGCGCAGGCCGCGGCCGATGCCCTGGCTCAGTCGTTGGTGACCATCGGCGCTGATCCCAAGGCCCGCACTAGGTTCTGGCGCAACTGGGACGAGACCGAGTTCCAAGGGCCCAATGCGTTGCTGATGCTGCGCACCAACAACCTGATCAGCGGTGGTGCCACCACCATGACCAACGTCATGAACGGCATGATCAACCTGACTCGTCTGCCGTTGCAGCAGGCAGCAGGTGCCGCTCTGCAGGGTGAGTTCAAGCGGTCGATGTACTCGCTGATGATGTTCCAGCAGTACTGGATGAACCTGACCAATGCCGTCCGCACGGCAGGTCATGCGTTCAAGGCTGGCCAGTCCCTCTTCAACATGGAGAGCAGCACGGTCGATTACCTGTCCCGTGTCGCCAAGGAAGAGGCCCAGGGCGAGTTGATGCAGGGCCCTGAGCAGATGACCGGCTGGACGGTCAACACCATGAACATGGGTGAGGAGTTTGCCCAGAAGCCCGTCGGGCAGCTGGCTAACCACCTGTGGCGGGTGCTTGGTACTGGTGCCACCCGCATTGCCCTGAGCATCGACACCTTCAACTCCACCCTGGCCGGCTATGCCTTTGAGCATGTCCGCCACCTGCCTCGTGGCATGGAGCTGGCCGTCGAGCGTGGCATGAAGGAGTACAGCCCTGAGGCTTGGAAGTGGGCGCAGCAATACGCCGACGCCAGGACCCAGGAGACGGTCAAGGACGCCGTGATCAACGGCAAGAACCTGGCTGACATTCACATGGACAGTCCGCACGCCCAGAAGTTCATGGATTCGGTGAACTTCACCGACAAGATCTGGGCTGAGCTGGAGCCCCGCACCTACGGCGAGGGCGTCCGCCTTGGCCTGGCCCGTGGGCTGAAGGACCAGGAGCTGCAGGGCTTTGCCAAGCAGTACGTCGACGAAGGCATGGCCATTAACAAGATGGCCAACTTCTTCCTGTCGAAACCCATCGGCCGGGCTGCTTCCATCCCCGGTGAGGCCATGGACACCCTGGCCAATGCCCGTTACGCCGGCCCGGTGTTCAAGTTCATCCAGCCGTTCATCCGGGTCCCCAACAACATCATCAAGTCCGCTGCTCGCAACACGCCTGCTGCTGCCTTTGTCGACACCTTCTGGCGTGACATCAGCAGCGAGGACCCCTTTACCCGCGACCGGGCCCTGGGTGAGATGGCAACCGGCTCTGCTGTGCTGGCCATGGCAACCATGGCATCAGCAATGGGCTACATCCGCTTCAACGGTGGCGGCCCGATTGATCCCGCTGCTCGTCAAAAGTGGACGCAGATCGAAGGACGCCTGCCGTACTCCATCCAGTACTGGAGTGACGAGGAAGGCAAGTGGGTTGAGCCCATTTCACTGCGAGCCTTTGAACCCTTCACCACCTTGTTCGGCGCCATTGGCGATTACGCCGACATCGCCGCCAGCCTGTCGACTGAAGACCGCAACCGCTTGGGTGGCTCCTTGGTGCTGACCCTGGCTCGCATGTCGACGACTGGTGTACTGAGCAAGAGCTACTTCCAAGGCTTTAACGAGCTGTATGAGGCAGCCTTCAACCCCAGCAAGGTGATCACTGGCCCCAACCAGCGCGATGCCTTCTCCCGTTACCTGTCCCGCTTGGCGGCCAGCATGGTGCCCTACAGCTCCGCTCTGCGGGCAGGCCGCCGGGAAGTCGACCCTGTCGCACGGTCCGTTGACCCCAGCGACATTGGTGGCCTGATGGGCTTCTTCCAAGAAACTTTGGATGAGGTGCGCAATGCAGTGCCTGGCTGGTCAAGCGACCTGCCTGCCCGCCGTGACTTCATCAACGGCGCACCGATCCTCACAACTGGAATCCTGGGCGCTGAACAGGTCCCTGCTGAATGGCCCTGGCTGCAGGCCCTGATGCAGTTCACGCCCATGTCCGCCATGCAGGTGGGTCGTCAGCCGCGAGGCCCTGTCCATGAGGAGATGGCCAGGCTGCACGGCAAAGGCACCAGCTTCACTGGTCCTCGTGCTGCTGACTTTGGTGCTGAGATGCGCCTGACCCCCAGCGAACTGGAGGATTATGTGCTGACCTTTGCCACGGTGAAGAACCAGTTTGGTCAGACCTTTGAGCAGGCAGCGACTGAGCTGATCAATTCCCCGCAGTACCAGTCGTGGCCGATTGAGGCCCCGTCGAAGACGGTGAGCCTGCGGGCCGCGGCCATCCAGCAGCTCATCCAAGAGCACAAGGAATTGGCCAAGGCTGTCTACAAGGTGTCGACCGCTAAGGGTCAACTGATCCAAGCGGAGCAAGATGCCACCAAAGCCGACCTAGGTGAAAAGGATTACCTGCGCCGGTACGGTGGAGGAACAGCTACTCCAGAACAACCTGGAGTTCAATCCTGGTCGATTACCCCCGGTAAGCCCTGATGCCTTACTCCTACGCCGTCTCCACCGGCAACGGTGCGACCACCCAGTACTCAGTTCCTTTCGCATACATCAGAAAGGAACACGTTTATGTCTCCGTCAACTACACCAACCAGTCGTACACCTGGGTCAATAACAGCTTGATCCAGCTGGCCTCTGCGCCTGCCAATGGCGCACGGGTTGAAGTGCGACGGGTGACGCCCGTCAATGCGCCACTGGTGGACTTCACGGATGGCTCCACCCTGGTGGCCGCTGACCTGGACACCAACGCCCTGCAGCAGGTCTACACCGACCAAGAGCAAGACGACCAGCTCAAGCAGGCCATCTACGTTGACCCCAACGGGAACCTGACTGCCAGCAACCAAAGGATCAAGAACCTGCTGGATCCTGTTGATGCCCAGGATGCTGCCACCAAGAACTACGTTGACACCACGACCTGGAACAACACCACTGAAACCATTGACAGTGGTGAGACCTGGACAAGCAACAACAGCTATGTCGCCACCACTGGCGCCATTGATGGGCGGATCGACAGCAAGATCGACACAGCCCTGACGACAGACGTCGTGGCAGGGACTGACCTGGCCATCACTGACAACAGCCCAGCCAGTGGTCAGATCACCATTAACCACAACGTCACTGGGGCCAACGTCACTACCACCAATGCAGATGGCAATGTCCTCCGCAATGTGACGGTTACTAGCCAAGGCCACGTCACCAACGTGACCTCTTACAACCTTGATGACCGGTACTACACCGAGACCGAGGCAGACGGCAAGTACATCGCCCTGACCGGCAACCAGAGCGTTTCTGGGGTAAAGACCTTCAGTTCAAGCCCTGTTGTTCCGACGCCCACCAACGGCACGGACGCAGCCAGTAAGTCGTATGTCGATGGCTATGCCTGGAACAAGACGACCGACACCATCGCCAGTAATGAGGCATGGGTCAATGGCGACAGCAATGTCCCGACTACTGCTGCTGTCACCGGGAGGATCGTTGATCTGCTCAATGACGTTGGCAGCTATGTAGTTGTAGCGACCGAGGTCACATTCCCCAATGCCGGCATTATTGATGGTGCTGGCCAGCCGGATGCCGACGTCTTGGTTGAAGTTACCGATGCCAGTGGCTTGACCTGGAATGGATCGGGCACGTCGACCAATGCCACCAGGGCCAATGGCTCTGCGGTCACCATCACTGGCATCACGGGCACCAGCCCCATCAGTGGTTGCGGTATGCAGCTGCTGTCGACTGGGACGCTTCACACCTACACCTTTGTGAAGTGGACGCTGGCCTCCGGTGTCGCCCAGACCATCTCGGACAACATCTCCGAGATCCTGCAGGTCGACAGCAATGCTGCTGCGGCTGCTGCAAGTGCTACCGCCGCGGCTGGTAGTGCTACGGCTGCTGCCAACAGTGCGTCGGCTGCAGCCACGTCAGCCAGCAATGCTGCTAGTTCAGCAACAGCTGCTGCCGGAAGTGCCACAACTGCGGCAAGCTTGGTGAACACCATCAACAACTTGTCGTACCTGCTCAACTGGGGCCTAATTACTGAGGCCGCAGGCACCTCAACCGATTACGGAGCCCTCTGATGTCTACTGCTATCCAACGCCGTCGCGGTACTACCGCACAGCACTCCAGCTTCACTGGCCTCAATGGTGAGCTGACCGTCGATACCGACAAGGAAGTCGTTGTCGTCCACGACGGAGCCACCGCTGGCGGCTATCCCCAAATGCGGGAGAACGGCAGCAACTCAGCTCTTGCCCTTGGTTCTGCTGGCACCCCTTCTCTGAAGTTCACCGGGGACACCAACACTGGCATCTACTCCCCTGGCGCTGACCAAGTAGCCATCTCAACTAATGGCACTGGGCGGTTGTTTGTTGATGCTAATGGTCGGACTGGAATCAACACAACACCTGACGGCACTAGCTCTCTTGCTGTAAAAGCACTAACTGACGCAACCAATGGTGGCCTTAACATCATTTCCGTAGACGGCAATGGTGCTGTTATTTCACGGCTGAATGATGGTGGATTGACTTTCCGTAATGGCGGAAGTGAGCGGATGCGCCTGGACTCCAGTGGCCGCTTAGGTCTGGGGACTAGTAGCCCTAGCCAACCTATTCATCTCCGTGTTGATCAAGCAGCTTATACCTGGTCAAGAATTGACAATCAAAGCTCCAGCTCTAGTGCCTATTCAGGCTTAATGCTGGCTGCCAATGGTAATACTTGGGGGCTGGTCAATGGAAGCACCGCAGCTAACAGCAACTCTCTAGCGTTCGTACTTGATGCTGGCGGTGGAAACTCAGAGAAAATGCGTCTTGACTCCTCAGGGCGTGTAGGGATTGGCACTACTAACCCTGGCGCTCAAAATACTGCCACTCCATTAGTTGTCGGCAATACATCTGCAAATAATGGCATCACAATTCTGACCGGCACGTTAAACGATGGAGTCCTGAACTTCAACGACGGAGACAATACCAGTCTTCGTGGTTACTTGATTTACGAGCATTCGACAGACTCTTTACGGTTTGGCGCCAATGGTAGTGAGCGTGGGCGATTTGATAGTTCAGGACGTCTGTTAGTTGGCACGTCTTCTACGTCCAAACAAACCAGAGTACTTGTCCAAGGAAATTCGGGTGGAGGTCAAACAGCGGAGATCATCTTTGCCGCTGATAGCAGCAGCCCTGGTGGCGGTTTGGGTAACATTTATTTTTCAGACAATAGTCACAACACGGCTGCAACTATTGCTGCTGTTCGTGACGGCGGAACCTGGACTTCTGGTTCAAGTCATCCTGTTTCTCTTCAGTTTTACACTACCGCTAATGGTGCGAGCAGCCCGACGGAGCGGATGAGGATTACTCAGGCAGGATTCTTAAAGGCATCAAATAACGCCACATACAACGATAACGCTGGCACATACCATGAATTTGTAAGTTCTGTAAACGCCGTCAATATCCTGCAGCGCCAAAACAATACGTCTTTTACAAACGTAATGTTTAAGCAAGGTATTTACCGAGCTGCAAGTAATCTTTTTGATTTTATTGCGGCAGATTCTGGTGACGGGTCTACAAATCCTTTTAACGACCGAGAGTTTACATTGCGTGGAGACGGCCAAGCTTACGCCGATGGTTCATGGAATGGTGGCGGTGCTGACTACGCCGAATACTTTGAGTGGAGCGACGGCAACCCTGATGAGGAAGATCGCCGTGGCATCAGTGTCGTTTTAGACGGCAGCCAAATCCGCCCCGCTGCAGATGGCGAAGATCCCATTGGCGTGATCTCCGGCAACCCCAGCGTGGTTGGTGATGCTGCTTGGAACAAGTGGAGCGGCAAATATCTGCGGGATGACTACGGCACCTACATCCAAGAGGACTACGAGGTCGTCAACGATGAAGGCGAAACTGTTATCCAACAGCGCCGCAAGCTCAACCCCGCCTACGACCCCGATCAGCAGTACGTCAACCGTGAAGATCGCCCCGAGTGGGACTGCGTTGGTCTAATGGGCAAACTTCGAATCCGCAAAGGTCAGGTCACTGGCGCACGCTGGATCAAAATGCGCGATGTCAGCGATTCCGTTGAAGAGTGGCTTGTGCGCTAGTAGTCCTACTCACTTCCATGCCTGAAGAAATCACACCGGAGGAAAACGAGCGGCGCTTCAGGGAATGTCTTCGCCTGATCAACAACGTCACCCGTGAACAACTGGTGGAGTTGATGGGCGAGGACTTCCTTGAGGAGTATCGCCGTGTTGCTCGGCGTTAAAAAGGGGCAGGATCTCACCCCTGCCCCCATGCAACGGAATATCACAACCGTTGCGGTGCCTTGTCAGCCGCAGCACTGTAGCACATGGTATGTTGGTGGAGCAGCGGTGCTTGCAACACCCTGCCCCTGGCCACGATTCCCTAGAAACCATGACCCAACAAGATTACAGGCATCCCATTGCCCCGCCGCCGGAGCTGGTGCAGCAGTGGTACGACCAAGCCAAACAAGACCCATGTGGTCCAATTAACTGGGTTGCTGTCCGCGCCGCCCAATGGGGCGCCGACAAGGAGCTAGAGGCGTGCTGTGATTGGCTTCATTGGCAGAACCTGGCCACACACCGGGATCTAATCCCGTCACTCCGCGCTGGGCGACGTCCGAAAGTGCCGAGCTTGAAGGAGCGAGCATTGGAGGCCATGCACCGCAACTGGAATCCACATAACAACGACGATTTCGCCACCATCGCACGCGCACTGGAGCAACTTAATGACTGATTGCCAGTCCGCGTTACTTTCCGCCGTCTTGCTTATTTTCATCTTTGCTTGGTACTTCAAATGACTAACTTCCGAGCGCTGTGCGCTGAATTGCTACAAGAGCTTTGTTGCCACTACAGATCCTGGGAGTTGAAGGAGGGGCATTGCTCGGATGCAATGACCCGCGCTCAAGCCGCCCTGTCCCAGCCCCTGCTAGAACAAAGTGATGAAACTCTTAAGTACATCAGGAAGAACACGCCTCGTTACCGAATGTCTGTCATTATTAGCACATACGACAGTGCTATTGATACTCGTATGCCTGTTATTTGGTCTGCTCTTGATTTAAACAGAGAAATTCTTGAGTCAGTCTCACTACCAGAGCAACTGCCACCTCTAGGAAATAAATAATTTCCTCGTTGCCTCAAGCCTTTTAGTCATTCCCGCTACTATGTCTGAACTTTCACCCCAAGCGCAAGCTGTCTGGGACGCCTACGGCACTTTGGCCGATCTTTATAACTGCGAAGTCACAGAGGCTGAAATGCTTGCCGCCGCTCTTCGTACTGTGGCAGAACAATTTTATTTTGATTGGAACGGTATGTGCTGCGCTGAACACCTCAAAGAAATTGCCAGAGAACTCGACGCCAGTGAGCCTGTAACCGAAGCCCAGTAGTCACCTTCACTAGGCGGGCCACCGGCCTTTAACAGGTGGCATCACTCTTTATCATTCAACCGATTCCACCTACCACCAATGACCGTCTCTGTTGCTTGGAAGATCGCCAACCTGGAGCGGGAGACCGCTGATGGCTACGTCTTCACTGCCCATTACACCATCGACGCCGTGTCGGAAGACCAGGTGTACCGCGCCGGTGCCTATGGCTCCATTGGCTTTGAGCGTCCTGAGACTTTGATCCCCTTCGCTGACCTGACTGAAGAGCAGGTGATCGGCTGGGTCAAGGAAGCCCTTGGCAGCGACAAGGTGCTGGAAATCGGCCAGGCACTGCTCGCCCAGCTCGATGAACAGCGTGCCCCTAGCAAGGCCTCCGGCTTGCCCTGGGCCAGCTGATGGCCGTCAAAGCAAAGGCTGGTACTGCCAAGGTCGAGTTCAAATCTCGGGCCAAGTACAAGAAGACCAGCATCGGCAACTCCGTCAGGAGCAAGCCGAGACCCGGTCGCAAGAAGAGCCGGGGCCAGGGTCGCTGATTGGCGACCTTGGCAGCAGGAGATAGGCTGCTGTCGTAGCTAACGACTGGCAGTGATCGAGGTAGCGGCAGCTGTAGTGGGTGCAGCCATCACGGTCGGTGCCATGGGCATCGGCACCATGGGCAGTCGTGGCCGTGAAGGCAGGGATGCCGTGATCCGCCTGGCCGCCAGTGTGGACAACGTGGCCAGCAGGTTGGAGCAGCTGCACGTCGACATCAAGGCTGACCGCAAGGAGACCTTCAGCCGGCTGAACAACATTGAACAGAGGGTGGCCAGGCTAGAGGTGCCGCACCAATGAACGCCCTGGAGATGCCACTGGAACTGGCTCTCCGCAAAGAGGCGACACAGCGTCTGCTGCAGGACCTGTACGACGACAAGAACCTGGATGGGCTGATGGCTGCAGCTGAGCTGCTGAACCAGCTGTGGCACCAGCAATCGACAGCAGCGAAGTGGTTTGCCAAGGAGGCAGGGGACAACCTGGCTGAGGCCTGGCAGGCTGGGAAGGTACACCGACCGGAACACGATGGATCGGGTTGCTGACTACGTCGCCTTGGCTGTGGCCATTCATGGGGCGGCATTGGTGTGGGTGAACATGACCCCCACCCCGAAGGACAATCAACAGCTGGACAAGTACAGCCGCCTGGTGGCCCGTGTTTATCGGGTCATTGAGATCCTGGCTGGTGTCGTCTCCAGAAAGGTGAAGCAGTGAAGGGCCAGAAGAAGGTTGCTGCTGTCCTTCGTGAGTACAAGAAGGGCGAACTGCATAGCGGCAAGGGTGGCCCTGTGGTGAAGAACCCACGGCAGGCACTGGCCATCGCGTTGAGCGAAGCTGGTATGGCAAAGAAGCGACGCGGACGCTGACATGTGCTCACCTGCGATGACTGGTGGCGGTGCCGCAGGTGTCGGCAAGGGCCTCGGCATGGGACTGACCGAGGCCTTGGCGGCATCACGCATCGCAAAGGAAGATGTGCAGCAAGGCAAGGCAGTGCAGGCTGACCCTCGCCTGATGCAGATCTACGAAACTATTGGGATGCCTGGTCGACCTTCATGAGGGGGTCGGTGTCTGGCTCCCATAGATTGATGGTGCTGGTGTCGAAGTCGTAGTCACCGTGGCGCAGGATGCGGGAAAGCCTGGCCATGTGGACTGCATCGCTGTAGGTACGGCCAGCCTTCTTGTAGGCACCCAGCACCTTGTCCCATAGCTCAGGCAAAGTGATGGCATCAGCCAGGGTCTTGGCTGCAGTGACAGGGCCAAAGCCCTTGAGGCCTTGGTAGTTGTCGGTGCTGTCACCGGTTAGAACCTGGGTCATCCATGCACGGTTTGCATCGACGGGGTGGATCACTTCGATCTGGTCGTTGACCAGGATCTGGCACGGCACGGTGCGCATGTCCTTGTCGGGTGAGATAACGATGGGGTTGGACAGCGTGCCATTGGTAGCCAGCAGACCGAGCACGTCGTCAGCTTCCAGGCCTGTGTAGGTACGGGCTGGGTAAGTCTGCTCCATCCAGATGCGGAGGTCCCTGATACCAAGGGGCTTGCGTTTGCCAAGGCGGTTGGCCTTGTACTCCTGGTGGATCTCGTGGCGGAAGGTGGGGTAGTCGGAGAAGCAGAGGATCAGGTCGTTGTCGAAGGTGACGTCCCGCCAGAAGGACAGCCTGCTGCTGATGTAGTCCTTGACGTCGCCCTGCTCAAGGTGAAGGGTGTGGGTCCATTCATCCCAGCGGATGTCACATTCATTGGCAGCACAGGCGGAGTAGAGCAGCCAGTCGGCGTCGATGAGGAGGGTCATTGGTCAGGGTGCAGGTGTGGTGGATGTTTCGTCAAAGCTGTTCAGCCATTCCCGAAGGCGGTCGCCTGTCGGTGTCTTGATTGGCCAGGAGCAGAACTTGAGCAGGGCCTTGCGATCCCCGAAACACATGGAGGCGTTGGGCTTCCATGCCAGGTACATGGGGCCATTCCATTTGTCGACCTGCCGCTGGATGCGCAGACCAGGGGCAGAGAAGAAGTCGTCTTTCATCGGTAAGCCAAGCCCTCAAAGTCTTTGCGCAGCTTGAAGGTGGACATCCCTTCGTAGGTCCTGGCGTGGGTGATGGCTTCAGTTGGGATGCGTGTTTCCATCGTGTACCAGGCATGGCTGCAGCTTGTGCATTTCCTCCTGCGAATGACGGCGTCGCCTCGATAGTGCCTGCTCATCGTGGTGCGGATGAGGTCGCAGTTGCATTTGGGGCAGTTCATGGTGGGTTAGGTGCCGAAGTAATGGGACATAGGAACGACCAGTCGACCGGTGTCCTGGTCGTAAAGCAGCTTGTCGCAGGGTCCTGTCTGCCCGCTGAAGCGGTTCTTCAGGACCCTTAGCTGCAGTTCATTGCGCTCAGCCACATCGCCTTGCTGGTTGCGTTCAGCGCCGATCACCATGTCCGACAACTGGGCAATGGCATGGCTGCCACGCAGCTGCGACAGGGAGGTCTGAGCACCTTCCTCATGGCCACGCCCTTCTGGTCGCTTGAGGTGGGACACCAGGATCAGGCCAATGCCTGACTGCTCGACCACTTGGCGCAGCTTGGTGCAGGTGACGTCGATGGCACGCCGTTCATCGAGGTCAGCAAGGCCACTGATCACGATGGTCAGGTGGTCAAGGATCACCATGTCTGCGCCCTCTGCATCGGCCAGGTACCTGATCTTGTTGATGAGGTGCTCGGGATCCATGGACCCAAAGTGGTCGTACAGGAAGCAGCGACCGGTGCCAAGCACCCGCTCAAAGCCATCACGCAGCTCCTCCTCGGTGGCCAAGGTGGGGTCCAGGTGGATGGGCTTGTTGAGTTCAATGCCAACGATGCCCTGCATGGTCCGCTTGGTGGACTCCTCAAGGGCGATGTAGCCAACACGCAGGCCCTGCCGCAGGAAGTGATGGGCAATCTCCCGGCAGACGGATGACTTGCCCACCCCACTGCCAGCACAGATGGTGGTCATCTCCCCTTTCCTGAAGCCACGGGTCATGGCGTTGAGGACAGGCCATGGGTACTGACAGATGGAGACAGCACCCGGCTTGATCAGTTCCTCCCATAGTTCGCTGGCATTGACGATGCCGTCGGGTCGGGAGGGTGTGGCCTTCCACAGCAGGTCACGCAGCAGGTCACCCTCGCCTGCCAGCAGCATGTCGTTGGCGTCCTTGCGGGGCAGCCGGCAGATGGCTGCCTTGCCCAGGGGCAGGACAGTCAGTGCATCTTCTGCTGCCTTCTGGCCAGGCTCATCGCTGTCGAAGCACAGCACAATCCGCTGGAACTGGCTGAGCCATGCAGCATTGGCAGCCAGGTACTTCTTGGCCGACTGTGCCCCATTGGGTAGGGACACCACGGGATAGCGGTTGCCTTGCACCTGGCTGACCGACATGGCGTCGATCTCCCCCTCGGTGACAACGACAAAGGCACCACCACTGCCACCGATGCCTTGACGCCAGAGGTGCTGGCCCCAAAGCTGCATATTGCTGGTGTCACCCAGCCAACGGAACCGCTTGTTCGCATCACGCAGGTGCTGCGCCACCTCCTTGCCTTGCTGGTTGCGGTAGGTAGCGACCTGCACAGGCACGTCGTTGTGGACGCTGTACCCGTAGCCGTACAGCTTGCAGGTATCTGCCTGAATCCCCCGCTTATCGAGGGCTTTGGTGGTGACGAAGTCCAGCAGGGGTGTGATCACTGGTGCCATGGGCTGGATAGGTTCCAGCTTCTCTTGCTTGGCCGGCTGCTCCTGGTACCCGCACCCAAAGCAGGTGGCGTGACCGTCGTCGTAGCGGGCCAGGTTGTCTTTGCTATTGCACTCCGGGCATGGTTCATGCCTCAGGAACTTGGATGGCATGGGTGTACCAGGTGGTGGGTATGTGGCCTTCACACCAAAGGAAGCCGTGGCGCTCAGCCCATTGCCAATAGGCCAGGGCGCCAGGTCTACGGGACAGCTTGGTGTCAGCCCGCATGAAGCAGAACCGGATGTCCTTGTCAGGGTGTGCGGCCTTGACTGCGATCATCTTTCGCCGGTCCTCTGGTGTCAGTAGCCCCTTGGTTTCAACCATCACCCCATTGGGCAGGATGAAGTCAGGGGTGTACTTGGCGTGGATGACGTAAGGCAGGACCTGCCCCTCGTAGTTGAAGGGCAAGCCCCGCTTGTTCAATGAGCCAGCAACTTGCTGCTCAAACTTGGAGCGGTAATCAGAAGTCCGACTCGTCGAAGGGGACGGACGTCGTGCTGTCGAACGGCGTTGCCTCCGACGTGGTGCCAGTCCATCCGTCTTCTTCGCCAAAGCCAAAGCTCTCTGCGCTGCCGCCACCTTCGACCAGGTCAATGATCTGGACGGCTTTCAACCTGAGGGTAATGCCGGCACCAAGGGCTGCCTGATAGAAGGGGCAGGCCTCAAAGTTCACCTTGGCCACGGTGCCGGACCACATGCCCTTGAGCGACTCACGGTCACGGACTGGCTGGCCCTTGGAATCAAACAGGGCAGGCACTGAGGACCAGGCACGACCGTCACGGTCAATGCCCTTGGCTTTCATCTTGGTCTTGATGACAAAGCAAGGCTTGCCGTCGATCTCCTCGTACCCATAGGGCAGGTCAGCCAGCTTCCAGTCCTTCTTGCTGGGGTCCTGCTGCTTGAGTGATGCCTTGTGGCGGGTGAGCAGGTCGTCTAACGCATCAGCCAGGGCCGCGGCCTCAGCTGAGTCGATGATGGCCGTCGCCTTGTAGACACCCTCAGGGTTGAACTTGGTTTCGGGTTCGATGAGCTTGGGGTACTTCAGCTTGGCGACAGGGGTGGTCAGCTTCAGCTTGTCGATCAGGTTGTAGTTCATGGTCAGGTAATGAAGTAGTTGGACCTGCGGACCAGGTCGATGTCGAAGTTCCCAACTGCGGGAAGTTCGGGCAGTTTGCTGTGCAGTTCAGCTGGCAGCTGGGCCAGCAGCTCAGAGGAGATGGTGGTGAACCAGTCCTCGGAGTACATGGCAGCAAAGGTGTTGCGGACAGAGTCCCGCACCCTGCTCATCTCAGCTGGTGTGGTGGCAAAGCAATCGTGGATGCCACCCAGATTGATTACACCCTTGGCGAACGCATCGACTGTCGTGAGCGCCATGTGACTGGCGTCCAGTGAGTGGATGATGTTCGGGCTGAGGCCGTTGCCCATTCGCTTGGGGTTGAGCCCAAGCTCCTCGATGTTCAAGGCAAAGCGCCCGAGCACAGGGGATAGATGGTGCAGCTTGATCAGCACACGGCGCATGTTGGGGTACTGCTGCCTGATGGTCAGGCCTGATGGAGAGGTCCACTGCATAGGCGTGTTGCTCTCACCAGCCAGTGCCCCGACCCGCTTAAACCAGTGCATTGCTGCCTTGGCGGGGCCGATCATGTTGGCCGTCTCATTGCTGAGCAGGGTTGCCATGTAATGCATGGCTGCGATGGCACCGTCTTTGAAGTGCCATCCGTCTGTGCCGTACAGCTGCAGCGTCCTCTCAAACGACCAGACCTGGCAGTGCTTGAAGACTGTCTGCCTGGTGGCTGAGTACGGCATGGTCATGACCACTGCCTTGGTGAGGGAGCGGTCAGGCTGCAGCTCCAGCCAGGAACGGGCGTGTGGGTTGTCCACATCAGCCCGCAGGTGCTCAAGGACAGCAGCCAACACACGGGAATAGATGTCCTGTGGATGGTCGCTGGGCATCAGGTTCACCAGCTCAGCCATTTGCTCATTGCGGAGCAGGGCTGAGTAGTGCTGGATGCCAGAGCAGGTGCAGTCCAGGACGACAGGTAGCTGGCACCGATAGGCGCCACGCTTTTCGACGTACTGGTATGCGGCACGGCAGAAGGCAAGGAACTGCCACGGGTCATCGGCCTGTGCCCAGAACTCAGTCATCTGCCATGGCTCCATGCCGGAGCGACAGATTGCTTCCTTGTTCTGGTGCGCCCAATCCAGCCGAGTACGCCAGCTGTGCTTGCTGTACCCATAGAGGTTGGCGCCATGAACCCAAAGCCATTCGGCCTCCTGTTCATTGGCAATGGGCTGACCGTTGGCGAACTGCAGCAGGGCACGACCGACGTCGTTGGTCTGCGGGTTCAGGAACGGCGGCCTGTAGTAGTACCGCCCCCTGAAGTCCAGCTGCATTGGGAAGTACAGCTCCTGCTCATCCGCAAAGCGACGAGCCAGCCACAACTGCTTCGCCAGGGCGATGCGTTTGTTCCTGGTCTTGTCGTTCTTCTCGTGGATCTGCCGTGCGTTGAAGCGCCACTGGGTGATGTCTGGGTGACCCTCGGGCAGGTGCTTCGGATAGGGCGGCGGCTGCCACCCCTCCCGAGGCATCAGCTTGCCGACTGAGATGTTCTTTTCCCACGCATGTTCAAGATGCTCAAGCACCCACCGATTCACCTGCCATGCGACGGACTGCTGGTGGTTGGTGGCCTTGATAAAAGGCTCACTGCCACTGCAGTGCTGGGCAACCATCTCACTGTTGTCCTTCAGCAGGGTGCTGTTGGGTATGTCAGTGAGGTAGCCGCCTGAGATTGGGTCATTCCAGTCCCTGGGCTTGACCAGCATGGGCAACTGGAAGGGGCAGAGGAACTGCCCTGTCTCGTTGACCTTGCCGATGAAGTCGAAGCACTCGGCCGTTGCCCGCACATAGGTAATTGTGCGGATGCCGATGCGCACCTTCTCCAACTTGATGAGCCCTGTCTTCTGGGCAATGACCGACACCAGGAACGCACCCGTTGCCGACCGCTGCTCTGTCGTCCAGGTCTCGCTGTTGGCCATCCGCTTGATGTCCTTGACCTTCTCAACGAGGCGGCCACGGACGCGCTTGTGGTTGGCCAACTCCCACCTACTGGCACGGGCCAGCATGGCTTCGACCCATAGCTTCTCCCCTACTGACAGGGCCAGAGGGGCCAGGCGCATGGGCTGGCTGATGCTGTCGACCACCACCCGCAATGCACAGGCAGCGATCTTGTGCGGGGCCAGGGTAAGCAGGGGTTGCAGGTCCCTGTAATAGACACCTGCCTTGCCCTGCTGCAGCCGCTTGCGGTGGTGCCTGATCTCAGCGACCACACCATCCACACCCATGGTCACCAACGCATTGCCGTAGGTGGAGAGGGACTCCATCTTCTTGGCGATGCGGTTGTTGCGGAGCAGTTCATAGCGATCTGCCCCGAGCATGAGCATCTCCTTCTGTTCAAGAAGAAGTTGGTCCTCTTCAGTTCGCACGTTCCCAGCCGGCGTTAAAACCAAGGCGGATCAAAGCATCAGCAGCAGGATCAAACTCAGTAGGGAAAAGTTTCATCCATGCCTGGTATGCCTTCTCTCTTTTGACCTTGGTATTTTCCAGTTCTGGCGGGCGCTCTGGCAGGAACGTCCAGTGCGTAGTGCCATCCATGTGTGCCGAATGCCAGTAGCCTGAGTACCAGCCAAAGCCTGGCTTGAAGTACAGCACATTGCCTTTGGCATCAGCATCATCTTTGATTGGCGGTTGTTCCTTAAGGACGTAGACGTTCTCAGGTAGACGGTTGGATGTTTGAGTCATTGGCTTTACCGATGAGTGTGATGTTAGTGGCAGATGGGTAACGGTTCTTCGCAAAGTACCGTGCTTGGCTGTGATTAACGGCGCGGATCAACTCCCGCATGGGGCGACCGTTGCCGAAGCTGACCTCAATCCTCCAGAGACTGGAGTTCTGCTTGGTGGTACGGCTGATGCCTTCACCAAGATTGGGTGCGTTGTCCTCACCCCAGTACAGGGTGAAGTTGTGGTCCCTGCCTCGGTTCACCATCCGTGCTCCTTGTATTTCTCATGGAGTCCGGTGTAGGTGCCGTGCAGTGGGTGCCCATAGGGCAGGTGTTTGCGGCCATCAAGGAAGTACAGGCGCTCAAGTCGTGCGACTCGGGCCTCGTCTTCCTTCCGCCAGCTGGGGTCATACGGCATGGGAATCACGGATAAGGCGGTCAGCCACCTCGTTGATGGCCAGGTAGCAGATGCGTGCTTGGCCTGGGTCAGGTGCCCAGGTGCGCACCTCTTCAGCAATGACAGTCATCACTGCCTGCATCCGACTGTGCCCGTCGATCAATGCTTCACGGTCTTGCCAGTAGGCAGCCATGCAGCGACCGACCAGGTCAATACCGAACTTGATCTCAGCTGGGCTCTTGCGGGCCACAGAGGACGCCGCATCTTGCGTAACCGACGATGTCGACATAGGAATCGAGGTGATCGGGTGTGTTTTGTAGCCGGCTGAGCTTGAGGCAGATCATCATGTGAGCCACCTGGTGGGCAGTGATGTCTGCCCCCGTGATGGCTGACCACATCAGGGCAATGCGATCAAAGCTGACCCGTGGGTCGCCGTAGTCCGCTGCCCTGTCGTGCGTGATCGACTCAGCTCGCCGGTCGAACTCATTGATCCTGCTCATGCTGCGTCGTTCGGTGGGTCGATCTTCTTGGTTAGAAACCTGGCTGCCTGCTGCCTGTCCATACGACCACGGTCAGTGAGGGTGTAACCCCCCTGGCTGGGGCGCAGGAGGCTGGCCTGCTGCAGCACCTGGATCTGTTCCTTGACTGCATCCTGCAGCCATTGCTTGTCACGGGTGAGGAAGGGCACCTGCACCTCAGCGACCAGCTGCGGGTGGGTCAGCACCCGTGGGTAGATCTTGTAGAGGACGGTCAGGATCTCGTGCCTGAGCCGTGCCATGACCTGTGACTCAGTCATCGAGACCCTCCAGCTCGTCGGCGATGGCAAGAAGTTCTTGCCTCACATCATTTGCTTTGGAAAACAATGCCCATGTGTAACCAAAGTCAATTGTTGAACCAACGGACTCCTCTGTTGGTTCTGGTTTCCAGGGCACCACCTGATCCGCAGCAGCTCGCAGGGCCGCGGCGGCAATCCAGCGAGATTCGTTGAGGCAATCATCTGGACCGTAGGAATTGACATTGTTGGCAGCATCCAGCACTGCCTGTGCTGCGGGGGAAAGGTCAGCCATTGGACTTTGCTCCAAACGTGGCCAACACATGGCGGGCAAAGGCAGCAGCGATGATCGTGTTCTGGTTGTTGGGGGTGCCGCCGTAACTGTCTTTCCACCAGTCCCGGTACAGCTCCATCAGTTGCAATTCAGTGGGTTCAGTAGTCATGTGTCGTGTAGTGGGTGTTGAGGGTCGCAGTCAGGGTCAAAGCCGTAGTCCTCTTCTGGTCCGTGGATCAGCCGCTTTTCCCTTTCTGGTGTCCACCTAAGGGCCAGTTGTCTGACGTCATAGGCAAGGTCTTGATGACCGTCCGCAAAGAGGCGGGCTGATACCTGGATCAGCAGTTCATGGGGCTTGTTCATCGGCAGGTGGATACGACGTCCCCACTGAGGGTCGTCGTTGCCTGGCACCCATACAAACCACCGTCTTTGGTTTGTCCACTGACGGCCCATTGGCCAGGGACAACGGTGGGTTGCAGTTGAGTGGTGCCATTGGGACCAACGCACCCCCACCCCTCAATGGTTGAGAAGCAGGCGGCTTGCTGGGCATGGGCTGGGGCCTGGGCCAACGCAATGACCAAGGCCAACGCAAGGTGTTTGTGCATGGGGCTGTGGTGGGTGGGTGCCGGGCCTGGGGGCCGCGGCTGGGCCAGCATGGCGCCCCCGCCGGTGGTGGTAGGGGCGTTGTTGTTGTTCTTAAAGGTGGGCTACCTGAACCAGTCCCAGTAGGCGGAACTGACCCATCCAGGTATGCCCCGCTCCGCTAGGGCGGAGTTAATTCGGTCGACCTCGTCCTGTGCGTCCTGCTTGGTGGGGCAGTAGCAACAGAACTGGTCAACATCATCGGCCAGGGTTTGCCAAACGGTGTACATGGTGTGCAGTGGTGGTATGTGGTGGGCCCCATCGCTGGGGCCCTGGTGGGTCAGTCTTTCCAGTTAGGCCGGGGCACTGCGCTGATGTAGTAGTAGGCGCGGCCGTGTTCTGAGTACTGGTACTCGGGCAGGACCTTAAGGGCCTCGCCTTTGCTGCTGTACTCGTCGACGGTCTCGTGATACCGGCCGGATTGGCGGTTGATGTAGTGGGTCATGGCGTGGTGGGTAATGGGCCCCATTGCTGGGGCCCTGGTGGCAATCAAACGATGCAGTCGGCACTGGCCCGTGACAGGGCGGCCATGAGCTGCTGCGCAGCGTCAAGGGTCCAAAGCTTGGCGCTCAGGATTGGTGTCTCCTTGCCGTCCACATAGGCCAGCAAGATCCACCCCTCGTTTGAGCCAGGCCGAACCCCCAGCCGGAGCAGTGGCCCGGTGTGGGCCAGCACTTTGTGGTTTTGGTCTTCGGCGTATTCGAGCCAGTAGATCTCATTGCCGTTGATGGCCAGGCCATGCTCAGTTCTGAGATTGAACTGGGCCCAGGCGTCGACAGCATCAATGATCTGGCGGACGCTCACCCGGTGCTTGTCATCCGTAGGGATGGTGTGCAGGACGTGGCTGTAGTCGCAGGGATAAAGGGTTGCGGTCATCGGTCGACGTGGTGGGTGAGCGGTTGGGTGCCGGTATGGGTGACCGGCTGGCGGGCCAGTTCCCCCAGGGCCAGCAGCCAGAGGGCTGCAGTCCCCAGGGTGACGGCCGCGGCAACGGGCAGGGACCGCATGGGTCAGGCCTCCAGTTGCCAGGCACCGACGACCAGCCAGTAATAGGCGTCGTGATCATTGGCCGCGGCCATGATCACCAGGTCGTCACGGGTGATCCACCGGCCCAGCAGCTGTTCTGCTGCGGCCTGGTGGTTGGCCTCTGCGCTGAGGCTGTGATCCCATGCCACTGTTGCCTGCCAGGTCGCTTCAGAGTCCCGCTTGTGCGTGGCCTTGATACGACTGCCGCGGTGATTAGTGGGCCCGAGGTATCGGGTCACGATCACCGGGCCCGTGAGCAGGCCGCGGCGCTCAGTCGGATGCCCCTCGTTTGCTGGGATCCGCTCCGTCTGTTCTTTGGTTGTCATGGTTCGTGGGTCTGTGGTGGGTGCTACCGGTGAGGGCAGCAGGGAAAGGGCCGTGGCCCCCTCCGGGCTGTCTTCAGTACCCAAGCCAGGTCAGCACCGCTTCGGCGCTGTAGACGTTGTGGAAGCCGTGGGCCTCGCACTCGTCTGCCCAGTTGCGCAGGGTTTCGCCGTGGCCTTGCAACACCGCCTCCAGGTCGTCGACGGTGTAGCGGCCATTGCGACCTGCCCAGCTGAGCATGGCCGCTTTGCTGTCCTGCAGCTCTTGGGCTAGGGCGTCGGGGTCGGTGACGCCGTAGTCAGCCTGCAGCCTCTCGGCCGCAGTCATTGCGCAAGTGTTCATCTGTCTAGGTGCGGTAGGCGGTCAAACCGCCAGCCCTGGCGGGCTGTCGCTTTGCCGTGGTGGTGGGTGCCGTCGGCCTATCGGCCATTGGCTTGCCCCCATCCTACCACCATTGGTGGTGGCTTGCGACCGTTTCGACCGCCGCACCCTGGTCGACTTTGGTTGACCCGTGTTTGCTCTGGTGCTGCAGGGGCGTAGGGCGGGCACAAAGA